ATCGACTCGGTGTGTGAGCGTCGGTTTTACACCGCTGGCACCGAAACGCACTACTACGTGCCAACCAACTCCTACGTCGTCGACATCGACGATGTGCCAGGCACTGCCATCACCCTGGAAACATCGAGCGCCGCCGATGGTGTCTACGACGTCAGTTGGGTGTTGTCCCGAGATGCACAACTTGAACCCCTGAACCGGCACAGCTCCGGGCTTGCATTTCCGGTGACCAGAATCCGCGCAGTCGGTGAGTACCTGTTCCCCATGGATTCGATCGGCACCAGCACAGTCAAGGTCACCGCCACATTCGGCTTCAATGCGGGCACCGCCACCATTCCCATGGCAATCCGACAAGCCACGATTATCAGCTCGCTGAGGGTTTACAAACGACTCGACAGCCCTCTCGGTATTGCGGGCTTCGGCGACCTCGGCGCAGTCAGAGTGTCCCGAGTCGACCCAGACATCGCCGCGATGGTGGCACCATTCCGCAAACACCCACCAGGTATCGCATGAGCGTCAGCACGCTGCGCACCAACCTGGCCACCAACCTCGGCGCGATCAGCGGGCTACGCACCGCCGCGACAGTGCCACCAGACCCCAAGCCGCCAGTCGCGATTGTGCTGCCCACCGGTATCGCATACGACACCGCATTTCGCCGCGGGCTCGATGAATACACCTTCAATGTCCTGGTGATCGTCGGCAAAGTCGACGACCGCACAGCACAGAACACCCTCGACGCATACTGCGGGCCCACCGGGGCCGGGTCCATCAAGACAGCAATAGAGGCTGACAGAACTCTTGCAGGGGCAGCACAGTCCCTGCGAGTAACCGAGATGCGGAACTACTCCGCATTGAGCATCGCAGAAAACACCTACCTGGCCGCCGAGTTCGTCGTCCAGGTCTACGCATAAGGGAGAAGCATCGTGGCAAAGTATGTTGTCACCGACCCGGTCGTTGTGTTTGCCGGGTCAACTGTCACCACGTCAACAGCCGCGGTGACCATCAACCTCGAAGCCGACGACGTCGAAACAACCGCGTTTGGCGCTACCGGCGGCTACCGCACTCGAATCGGTGGGCTGAAGCAGGGCACAGTCGATTTCGAGTTTCATCAGGACTTCGCATCAGGTGCGATCGACTCGCTGTTCACCAGCACCTTTGGTGGAACTGCAGCAGTAAAGATCCGGCCAGCCGGAACCGCACTGTCCTCGACGAGCCCTGAGTTTCAGTTCGACGTGCTCGTCAACCAGTGGAACCCAATCCAGTCCAGTGTCGGCGATCTGGCCACCATGTCGGTGACTCTGCCGATCACTGGTGCAGTAACTCGCGCCACCGCCTAGCCTGAAAGGGGCCCCTGCGATGCTCACCCCCATTACTTTCCAGGTGACCGACGAGGATGGGAGCCGGGACGTGGTTGTCTCGGCTCCCGACTTCGTCGCATACGAAGCAAAGTTCAACCAGCCAGTCATCAAAGCCATGTCAGACCTATCCATCACCGCGTACCTCTTCCTCATTTGGAACGCGATGCACCGGCAGAAGCTGACTGACCTGAGCTTCGACGACTGGCTCGCCAAGGCGCCCACCTTCGACCGGGGAGAGGCCGAGGAACCGGCCCCTTTGGACCGAAAGCAGCGACCTGGCACATCGCAGCTCTCGCTGTCGAGCTCGGAATAGCACCCAGCGTCCTGCTCGCCGAATCCCCACGCATGTTGCTCACCATGGTGCGGTACATGAAGCACCGCGAGGACATGCGCATCAAAGCTGAAGCCGAAGCAGCACGAAAGCATCGAAGGCGGTGACATGAAAGTCGACATCGACGTCGAAGGCGCCAGAACCTTGATGGCCAGGCTGCGGCTACTCGGTGACGACTCGCTCAAAATCCTCAAGCGCGAAGTTCGCCAGGCCATGGACCAGATGGCAAAAGATGCACGCGCTTCAGTACCCAACGATGCGCTGCGCAACTGGGGAGCATGGAACTACCGCGGCCGCGACCTATCCTGGAATGCCGGCAAAGTTCGCTCAGGATTCCGACCAGGGTTTCGCGCCCGCAAAAATGAGCTTGGATTCCAAGAAGTCAGCGGCCAAGTCGCCAACACCACAGCCCAGGGAGCCATCTACATCCTCGCTGGAAGCGGTGCCCGCGGCGGCGATATCTTCGCAGCAGCGCTGCGAAACAAGCATGGCGCCGGGATCTGGAAAAGCGGCGCCGGTCGAGCATTCGGCCCTGCATTCAATAAGAACGTCGACGAAGCCCGAGACAAAGTCAGCGCAGCAGTGCAACGCGCTGCAGACAAGGTGACCTGATGGCTCGCGGCGACGTTGTCATTCGAATCAGAGCCGACTACACCGACAAGGATCTCAACCGAGCACAGCGCGACATCGACTCGCTGCGCCGCAATGCTCAGCAGACTGCTCCAGCTATGGCGGGGCTTGGTCGAGGCTTCGCCGCAGCTGGAGCGGCCCTGGCAGGCATGGTCGGTCTGCAAGAGATCACGCGCTTTATGCAGGACTCGGCCAAGGCCGCCATCGATGACGAGAAGTCGATGCGCTCACTTGCCAAGGCCATGGAAAATGTCGGACTGAAAGCAGCGCTGCCAGAAATTGAGACCGGCATAGGTCGAATGAGCCGCATGTTTGGCATCGCCGACGACCAGCTGCGCCCAGCGTTCCAGCAGCTAGCCCTGGCTACCGAGGACGCGGCGCAGTCGCAAAAGCTGCTCAGCGTGGCCCTGGACATTAGTGCGGGCACCGGTCGGGACCTGGAAAGTGTCACACTGGCACTCGCCAAAGCCAGCAGCGGTCAAACCACCGCGCTGCAGCGACTGGGCGTCGGACTTGATGCGTCAATCCTGAAGTCACGCGATATGGACGCCATTACCGCTGAACTGTCCCGAAAGTTTGGCGGCCAGGCGGCCGCAGCCGCCGACACGTATGGCGGCAAAATGGCGCGACTGAGTGTCGCGGTCGATGAAGCCAAGGAAGCGATTGGTCGAGGATTGCTCGACGCTTTGGATCGCATGACTGCGTCACTAGGTGGCACCGATGGTGCCATCAGTTTCATCGACGAGCTCGGTGTGACGTTAGGCGAGGCAGCTCGTGGGTTTGGTATCGCTGGCGCTGAGGTCATCGACTTTCGAAATAACATTTTTGGCGCCATTCCCGGTCTCAATAGGTTCAAGCTCAGTCTCGTCGACACGTTGCTGCTCGGCGTCAATCCTCTGATATTGGCCCTCGCGCAATTAGGCAGAACCAGTGACCTGCCAGGCATCGGCGTGCCGAGCAAAGGCACCGGCGGGCTGAAGCCAAACCGACCCTCACCCTTCATTCCTGGCTTGATGGACCCAGTTGGGGACACTGGCACCAGCGGCAGCGTTCCAGGCACTGCGTATGGATTGCGCACCAGCGGTTTTGGCGGCGGTGCTGCAGTCGATCAGGTTATTGGCGCAGAAATGCAACGCCGCTTGGGTGTCGCGTCACAGATCCTTCGCAATCAGTCCACGCCAGCGCTCGCTGATGCCAGCATCCAGGTCGCTCAAGCGATGTTCGCAAAGTTCGCCGACCAGCGTGGCCCAGCAGCAGACCAGGTCCGCGGTTTGTTCGATCAAGCATTCTCAGTCCTGGGCGAGAAGATTGAGGCAGCCAGGCAGATCGGCCAACAGGTTGCCGATGGGCTCACCGGGCAGTTGTCCCTGGCAACAGCCCTGGAGACTGCCAAGCAAACCGGCCAGTCGATCGTCGATGCGTTCATCGACCAGGGCGCCAAAGTCAAAGCATTCGCCGCAAACCTGCAGAAGCTGATGACTGCCGGGCTGTCCAAGCAAGCATTCGACGAGATTGTTTCCCTCGGCTACCAGCGTGGCGCCGACGTCGCCGATGCCCTGCTCACCGGAAACGTGCAAGAGAACATTCGCCGCGCGAACGAGGTTTACACCTCGGTCAACTCCATAGCTGTGCAGACCGGCAACCAGGCCGCGGCCGCGTTCGGCCAGGTCGGCATCCAAATGGCCATCGACATGATGCAGGCCCTCATCGACGCCCTGACAGGCAAGAAGGGCAAGGCGTACCGCACCCTGCAGGATGCTATGACTGCATTAGCCGCGTCGCTATATCGCAAGACATACATTGACATCGAGACACGCAACATCGGCGGCGGTGGCGGTGGTGGTTTTGCGGTCAATGACCTAAGCATCGCGAATCCAGCCACTGCAGCGGCGCTGGGTCTGAGTCCAGCAGCATTTGAAGCAGCGCAAGCCAGCGCTCTTGCTGGCACCGGTGGATTCCGGCCCGACATTCCCGAAGAGGGCCGCCGATTTATTTTGGGTCGCGCTGCCGGTGGTCCAGTCCAGGCTGGTAGCCCCTTCGTTGTCGGCGAAATGGGTCCCGAGCTGTTCATTCCAGGGAAGTCGGGCACGATCGTGCCAAACCATGCATTGGGCGGCGGTTCGACGTACAACATCACTGTGCAAGCCGGTGTCGGCGACCCGCGCGAGATCGGCCGCCAGGTGGTGGAAGCGATCAAGAGCTTCGAGCGGGCATCCGGCCCGGTGTTCGTCAATGCCTAACCCGAAGGTCGAGATCGCGTTTGACCTGTCGGCCAATGGGCTCGGAGATTTCTTCACCCTCGACGACACCACGAAGGGTGTCCTGGATGGGGCGACGTACAAGCTGGCTGGGGACATTTTGCAGGACGTCACCAGCTACGCCAGGGCCATCACGATCCGCCGAGGACGTTCCCGGCAGCTTGACCGCTTCACGTCCGGCGCGGCCACCATCACCCTGGACAACCGGAGTCGACGATTCGACCCGCTGGCCGGAACCGCACTGACCCCTTACGCGGGACAGATCGTGCCGCGCAAAGAAGTCGCGGTATCTGTTGGTGGTGTCCCGATCTTCACCGGGCAGGTCGAGGATTGGAACCTGGCATACCAGCTCTCTGGTGATTCGGTTGCCGAAGCGGTGTGTGCCGATGGTTTTGCCCTCATCGCCCAGGACACATTGGCAGGGTCTGCGACCACGTCACAGCTCACCGGTGCCCGCATCGACTCGGTGCTGACCGCGTTGGGCTGGCCGATCGGCAAGCGAGCCATCGGCACCGGAGATGCGACGCTGGTCGCTGACAGCATCGTCGCGGAAACCAATGGGCTGCAGTATTTGCAGAAGGTCGAAGCATCCGAGCCGGGCGCGTTTTTCGTCAACCGATCCGGGTCGATGACGTTCCGCGACCGATCTGACACACAGACCTATAGCGGCGTGGCATTCGCTGACAATGGTGCCGGGATTCCCTACCAGGGCATTGACGTCCTGTATGGCACTGAAGAGCTCTACACCGCCACAGTGGTGACACGAAGCAATGGCACCGCCGCAGTGGGCACCGCGACCGCATCCAACGCGACCGCGCAAACCGCGTATGGCATCACCACGCTCAATGTGGAGACCTTGCTGTCCACTGATGCGCAAGCCGAGGACCTCGCCGACTACCTGCGCGA